ACTACTTCTTCAAATCCTAATTCTTTTATTAATGATCCATGATATATTGGATTCTCACAACTTTTTGCTCTTTCATGCGTATATACTGCATCTAACCAATCGTCGTAACTTCCACCACTAATAGCAATTCTATTTAACATATTATATACTTTATTTGCTAAGTTTAAACTGTCTATTGTAAATTCATCCCCTGCTGTACTAACTGCCGTTACTTCATTAATTCCATTACTACCATCAATCCATTCAGTACTAATCCAATTGTTAAATAAATCACTTTGATAAGTTTTTATTCCCAATCCTTCTTGACTTGCCGTTTTGTAAAATCTGTTTGTTGCCCACGATGCTGTAGCTTCCCATCCTAATCCTAATCCGTACGGACTTGCTGTATCTTTGTCTATTGTGAATGCTGTTGTATCTCTTACTGCTTCAAGTATATCCATTCTCATATCATCTATATTATCCAATGGAAACTCCACTAACTGTGGTTCTCCTTCTCCAATATTTTGTACATTTCCTACAGTATTCGATACTTCCCAATTTACAGATTGTGCCACTCCTATATAGTTACTACACGTTATAGTCCATTCATCATTTATTTTATTTGCTACTAATGTTTCAAATATATCTGATGCATATTCTTCTGTACCATCTATTGTTATTTTTAGTGTATTTACATCTGGTTCTCCATATTCTGTACCTGTATTATCCCATGTTAACTTAAAAGTTCCTATTACTGTTGGTAATGAACCACTTTGTGCACTTGTGTCTATTGTACTTGCACTTATTATATCTGTTGTTACATCGCTATTTGGTCCTGCAACTTGTATCATTGCATTTCCCGGACCTTCTATTTTCCATTCATTACTTAAGTCTTCTGCATGAATTACAAATCCTCTTTCTTCTTGTTTATTTGCATAGTAATTTTTGTATATATCCCAATATCCTAAATAAGGTATTGCGTTAAAATCTCTTGTTGCATAGGTTTCCGCTGTTCTACCTACACCTCTCATGTTTAAGTAACTGTATATACTACTCGCATTTATTTGTTGGTTATCTCCTTTTGTTTCATCATATGTTGCTAACATATTCATTTGTGGTAATAATATTTGACTCATATCCATACCAATATTTAACATATTCATATGTAATTTTCCATTATATAACCTTACTGGACATTGAAACACGTCTAACTGGACCTTATAACTTCCAAATAACGGTCCTACCGTTGGCAATGTTTTTACATCACATGCTAAATCAATATCAAAGCTATCACCGGGTAGCGCTACTTCACTCATAAATGGTACCAATGTTCCTGATGACATACTTGATCTCCATATATACCCTAGATCATGCGTACTTCTCTCATAATTTCTTAAGCTTACTTCTTGTTTATTTCCGGAGCCAAGTCTATCTCCACCAATTTCTGTTTTCATATTTCTTTTTTAATTTTATTATTAATTTTTGTTCTTACTTCTTCCAGGAGCATTACTACCTGGACAATTCTATTCCATGTTATTTTACTTAGTTCTTCTCTTACTTCTGCTTCACTCGCCGATTTTTCTGTTAATCTATAATCGCCCATAACCCCAAAGCTCATTCCATCAATTGTTATTACATGAAACGGACTATCCGTTATTTCTACTCTTTTAATTGTTTGATTTTCAGAAGTCCCAGAGTCTTTGCTGTGGGTTTCTTCTACATTCGCTTGTGATTGTTTTAATTCTGTGTCTTTCATTTGTTTTGTATTTAGTTGAACTTCTTAATTTTACGTACTCTCCGTTTTCTAATCTTCTTTTTAATATTATTTCACCTGTTTCTGTATCTACATACGTACTTTCGGTGCTCCATATCGGTTTCTCATATTTCCTCCTTTCTTTTTTCCACTTTTGTAAATGTTCATATTGTTGTTTGTT